CAACTCTAACTCCTCCACTTGGGTAATCGAATCTGTTATAACCAGGAGGTGTTGAGTATCCCGGCACATGAGAACCTATTAGTCCACCATTAGCCGCCATTTGAGGGGCTCCCATTTGAGGATTAAATGCAATCTCTTCTTGCACTTCTTCTTCTCTAGGTTGTTGTTCCATAGCTGCCTGATAGACAACCATTAATTGTTCTTCATCCAATTCTTCTAGTCGTAATTGGAAAATTTCCATTGCTAAAGCTTCAAGTTGTTCTCGAGTAGGTTCTCCTTGAACCTCTTCAACATTTTCTTCCATCATACCTGTGGGTGTAGCTGCCATCATGGATTCGTCGGTCACTAATTCTCCCCCTTGAAACATTGGTCTATCTCCTGATGGTCTACCTCCTTGTCCCTGAGCCATGGGCCCTTGAGATTGAGCCTGTTGTAAGACTGCCATTTTAAATTGTTGATAAGACATCGTACCACCTTGGTTACGATACTTTTGATATTCCATTTTTAGCATTTGTTCTGCTTGAGCTTCCGCCGGTTGACCGCCGTTGGCCATTCCAATGATTCCTCCATCTTTTTGAGGCATGTAAAAATTAGGGTTAACGAATTCTTTTGATGGCATAAATGATAGATCACTACCAGCAGGATTATAATTTTTGTAATAGTCTTTTGACTTTGCTAGTAAACCAGAGATAGCAGCAGAAGGTATAGTCCAGTCCTGTATTTCGTCTTCTTCTTCATCATCTTTTGCGAAAAAAGGTGCTGCCATTCCAGCTGCACCTAAGCCTAGCAATGCTGCTTGGCCTTTGTTGGCTTTAGCCCAGTCCCATGCGCCACCTAAAAGACCTTTCTTAACTCCTAATCCTTGCGAAGGAGGAAGTGCTCCACGACTTCCCATTAAAAATTTACCGGGACCGGTTCCCAGAGCTTTGCTCCACCAGTTTTTACCGATGCCGCTGGAACCAAGACCAAATTTGTTAAGACCCCATAAACCACCGCCTATTAAAGCCGCTTTTCCAAGCTTGCTTTTAGCAATTTTCTTGATAGGCTTTGTTATCTTTTTAATAAAGCTGCCTAATCCGTATCGTTGTCTGGGTGTGTTTGTCATAATTCCGCCTAAATTTTTAGCCTACTTTGTTTTACCGAATAAATCAAGCTTTGGCATTAGGACATGGACATCTCTTCGGATGTCTTTTTCTTCAATTCCTTTAGCTTTCCACTCTTCTTCGGTCTTATATTTTTCTCCCGTGTGCTTATTGCTTAGTGTTGTTGTAACCTTAGCTGCTTTTAGTATTTCCATTATACTGTAACCTCCTTTTTAATGTTTAAATAACTAATACCAATAGCCACTCCGTCCGAGCAATCTCCCACTGTTGTTGCAGTTAAAAGTGTACTACCTTCTACAATTAAGGGAAGGGATAAAAGTTCCACACTGGTCCCAGTGGATAGAGCTGTAGCCCAGAGTATCGAAATGCCGTTATTTTTAATCGTAATTGTTGGAGCATTAGACGGTGACTTATTGGTTACTCGGAAAGACTTTATGATATAGGTTTCGCTCACTAAAGGAAGAGTACCTGCATCATCAAACATTGTGAATGCTGCAGCTGTGTCGATATATTTACCATAAAATTTATACTGATTAACGACAGCCATTATTCTAAAAAGAAACTTTTAGCTTCTATCTCCTGTTTAACTTCTTCTTGAAAAGTTGTGTTTAGTTTATTGATAACTGAGTCTAAATCTCTAACTAAAGCTTGTAAATTTGTTTGATCGTATTCCCTACTGGCTCTTGTTAGGGCCTGTGTAATTTTTGCCATTAAACAATACTCGCTATACCTTCTTCACTGAAAGAGTCTTCTCCTCCTCCTTCTGCGAACAACTCTTGGAATTCTTGGGCAGCAATATCATAAGCGTCGTCATAAGACATATTATGTTTTTCCATTAATTCGTCTATTCTTAGATCGAAAGGAGTCTTGCCTTCTGCCATTTCTCCGTAAGGAACTCCTTGGTCCCGCATAAATTCTAATGTGTTTTCATCTTCGAATTCTTCTTCTCCTGCATAGCCACCAGGATTAACGACTCTTCCTCTGTTGTAACCTATTCTTCCACCGTCTGCCCGGTAATTATAAAGGTTATTTTGATTAACGTTTGTACCCAGATAGCTATCCGCCATAGCCTGAGCTTGATCTGCATTCATATTATACATGTTAGTCCCGATAGCATTTTTTAGTTGTGGGACAACTGATGTATTATTGGTTACGGGTTTGATAGGTCCTCCAGGTAATAACTGGGCATCAGCAGCACTCATATTTTTATATATGGCGTTTTCACCTTCAAATCTTTCAGGGTTCTCGTTAGCATTAAACATTGTCTCATATTCATTCGTGCCGTAGTTTTCTCCAATATTAGAGTAAGCGTCAGTAGGCTGAGTAGCCTGTGTCCATCTATCTATTCGTTCCATAGGTACATTGGAAGCGGTACCAGTCTGTGCTGCACCAAGTGTATTAAATTGAGACATATCTACAGGTGGTTTTTTAAATCTTTTTCCTAGCGCGTTTAAGATCCCTAGTATTCCAAAATTTGGAAATGCATCTCTTACCTCTCCAAAGTCTTCCATGTCAGTATAATATCCTGGGCCCTGTGGACCCTCTTCTTGAAATGCATAATTTTTTTGAGCATCGCCCCAAGCAGGTAAACCTTTTATTCCTCTGTATCCTCGTGCACCTCTACTAAATAAGTTGCTTAAGAATCCACGCTGACCCGTGTCTTTATAAGCAGAAGCCATGTGTTTTCTTTTATAAGTTCCATCGGCCTGTTTAACATTCATCCACTCAGGAAGATCAGAGTATCTTCTAGTTAACTTACCAGTCTGAGTTGTTTGGCCTATATCTTTTTGTCCTGTTAAAATAGCTTTCATATGAGCTTCGTTCATAGCTCTATCTCGTAAAGCTTGCTGAGAGGTGCCTACTCCCTTACTCTGTTGAGCTGGACTTCCTCCACCTTGAGAAGACGCACCGCCACTATAAGCACCCGGACTTCTATCTCTTGTATAATCTCCTTGAGAATCTAAACTCATAATGTCGTCTGGACCGGTATTAGGACCGTTCTTTAATGAGCCGTGTAAATCGGTTTTAATAAGTAAATCTTTTTCTGCTTTTGTAATATAAGCTAATTCTGTTTCAGGAGCATCGGGTCCTGATTTCCATTTGATGGGTACATTACTAACTGTTTTTTGTTTTCCTAAATAATTTCTTGCAGGTTTACGACCACCCTGCATTTCGTATATGGCCATTATCTTCTCCCGTCTGGTTGTATATCCAGCCTAAATGTTCCCAGCTTCCAGTCTTGTGAAGCCGCGGTGTTTTCTACTTTTAATGCAACAGCTCGAGCTCTTGCACGCGTATCCACTTTATCAGTGGAACTTGTGATTGTAAAGGGTCCTAGTGAAGAACTTGCAGCAGCGTCGTTGGGGTAATCTCTCAACATTAAAGTGATTCTCGTGTCTCCAGTCTGGGTAATAAAGTCGGGTATAAATCTTCTAATTTTCATAAGGTACTCACCGTCTCCTCTAAGATCGGGCGCCCCTAAAAGTTGGCCTTGTGCCGCTCTTTTCTGAGTAATATCAAAGTCTCCTGAAGTAATGGTAGCAGCTATGGCAGTAACAGATCCTCCCGCATCGATTTGATCGGTCCCTGTTTCGTGTTCATAGTAGATGGTAATACCATCCGTATTGCCTATAACATCATAAGAAGCATCATCAGCATTGTCATAATAACAAGCATGAGGTTTATCGTAGATAGAAGAATCAGCCCAGGCTGTTCGAGCCAGGGATCCAGTATACCATACGGGCTGTTTAGCTAGCATGGTCTCAAGATAATTATAAGTCACAACTCGATCCACTACATTGGATCCTGAGCTACAGTAATACCAACTGATTTCTCCGAATAGATTATTCAAACCACAGTTAATTAAATTTCTCGAAGTACTATTAAGATCGTCATAAACATAATCTTCAACAAGACAAGGCATCGTTTGAAGTTGACCAGAATAAGAAAAGAAACCATTCTCTGACATCCAGTAAGCAGAACCATCTACTTCAACACAAGCATTTTTACCAAGGAGTCCGCAGTTGGTTCCTACTTGTTCAAAAGAAAAGGTAAAAGGTTGACCTACAAATCTCATAAGGTAGATAGCATTATCAGTCCAAACATAGAGAGCATCACGACCTCGAATAGCCCCCATCAGTTTAGAACCATTGGCCAGTCTTTGAGTACCAGCTGTGTTTGTTGCAGTCGGGGTATAATCGCTTGTACTTTCTTGATCCGACCATCGGATAAACATATCGTCTTGGCTGGATGGAGTACCAATAGTTGTTTCTGTCCCGAAAAAAATTAAATGTCGATCAGTTGAAGAAACTAACATATGTCTTGAAGATGTGGGTGCACCCGCGATAACTGTGGCTCGGATCCCGGTTGCATTAGAAAGTGTTGAATCCCATGAAAAACATTTGCCATTATAAATAAGAGCAATAAGAGTAGTTCCATAATTATCTAATACCCATAGTCCAGGTTCAAGGGTTACTTCTTCCGTAGAAGACTGACCCCAACCAACATAGTCTGTGAAATTAGTAACGGTTGCTCCGGCTGTGTGTAGGGCTAACGTGGTTCCATTAGCATTACGAGCTCCTCCACTTAAAGTATTAGTGCTTGTATCATTAGCTGTAAAAGTAATTTCCTCTGTTCCTATTTGAATTGTTCCGGAAGATGGAAAGGC